CAGCCATTAGTTTTCACTCTCTAGATTTTCTGATACAGATTCAGTTCCACCTGGAGCACTTTGTGCTTTCATTGGAATTGGTACTTGACCAGGTTTCTTAGGTCCACTGGACTTTTTTGTTGCTTTGTCTTTTGGAGACCTAGTTGTAGTGCCGCTTACCTTTGAACCAGGATTAGTGGTCGGTGTAACTGGGGCATTCATTGTTTGACCTTGCATCTGAACAACCTGAAGGTTGGCCTTAGATAGAGCGTTAAGGTCTGACCATAGAACCATGTTCTGACGGTCAACAAGAATTGGGTCATCTCCACCTTCAATTGGTGGTTCGCCAATGTCTGCGCGTGCGCGGTTAATTGTCCATGAACCGTTACGAATACGTTGGTCACGAATCAATTCAATAACTTCGTCATCTCGCCAGTCAACAACACCAAACTTAAGAGTCCATTCGGTAATTCCGTATGCTTGGTAAAGCAATGCAAATGAAAACTTTTCAAGAACAAGTTCTTGAATTGGTCCAACCGTGTTAACACGGAAAGTTTTGTCTTGCTGGGTGCCGGTTCCTCCCCCAAGGTTACCGGCTTCGATGACACCAACCTTTGAAGGTGGTACACCATACCCAGACAAGATTTCATCACGGCGCTGTTGAAGGGTGTTGAGCCAGTTATTAATCTGGTTAGTTCCCATTTCATTAACAATCGCTCCACCCTTTGTTTCAAAAAGGTTACCGATGTTACGTGCACCAAGGTTTCGAGTTGCGTACTGTTGTTGAAGGCGCTTCATTTCCGATTCAGGAAGTGCAAGTGGCCAGTCAACGTGAGCACGCAGTGGGTCTCCGCGCTTCATCGTTTCTTTGATGAGTGCTGCGGTAAACAACCAAGAAGTAATAGGCAGAATGTTTTTCTGCGTTGGAGAAACACCATAAAGAGCATCTCCAGGTGAATCAAATTTAACGTGAATAATTTCGTTTGGTTTAAAACGTGCTTCACGATTTGTAGCGGTTTTTTGGTAATAGCCTTTAATTACACCGTGCTCGTCAGAGATTACAGTCATTGTTGTAGGGTCAAGTGGGTAAAGAGCCACTGGCTCTCCCATTACCCAAACAACTTCAGTGAATGAGTCACCAAAAATAAGAAGGTCTGTAATAACAGCACGCATCAATTGACGAATGTCTTCTTTTGGATTTACATATTTAAGAAGGTCTTGTATTTTTTTAACTTCTTCAGGTGCTTCTGGAATGTCTGCACTTCCGTAAGCACTTGTTTCGTAATTAACTTCTAAGCCACCGGCAGTTGCAGTTCGTGCAATTGTGTCAATAGAAGCAGATGACCATGGACATGCAAGATACGCTTGAAGCAATTGTTGCATAAACGTTGAGCGGTCAAGAGTACCGGCAGTAACGTTTTCACCAGGATTAATTTCGTTTGTACCACCAATAGGTACGCCAGTAGCATAACCAGAACGCTTAGGACTGCTCTTTGGTCGGGCTTCTTCGATGTTAGCGTCATAGTTGGCGCCAACTTCCTGAAGTCCCTTTAAAAAAGAGTTAATAGCCATCTGGGTTGTCTTTCATTAAAAGGGGCGGGCAAAGTCTCCTGCAAACATATCATTAAATCTAGGTTGAGGCAAGGATTTGGCATCCTCTTCTGTTGCTATCGCCATTGTTGGAGGAAGACCGGTTTTAAAAACAGCAGAATCTTCATAAATAATAGGACGTGCGTAGTTACCAGCATACATGCAAACGTACCTAAGTGCGTCGGGAATGTGGTCATCTACGTTACGGGTTTCTGCGTCATCTGGCTTGGCCTGACTACGCGGAAGCGCTGGAATTTGCTCTACAAATTGAGGGCATTTGTCTTCAAAGACATGAAGCATAGGACATTTTTCCCAACCCATGCTTTTGTGTATTTCGCAAGGTGGGCCATCGTTAAGATATTGATGAACGCGAGACCAACCGTTAATTCGGTCGTTGTCTGCTTTCATAATTCCACAACCTTCAATTCCGTAAATATCGGCAATTGACATTGGAGTTCCACGGGAACCCCACATTGATGGGTCGGCAACACGAATAACATCGTATTCATTGTGAGTGCGTTCTGCTTCTAAAATCATTTTTGCTTGGTCGTCAGCATTGACGCCAGTAATGCAAAGTTCACGATAAACCCAAACACGACTGTCATTGTCTACAGCAATCCAAACAACCGCAAAAGGGTCTCTGAATCCGTAGTCAATTCCTGCATAACGTTGCCATTCTTTTGGCATTTCAAAAGAACGAACTACATGCTTTGAGTATTGCCATTGTTCAAAGAACTGGCCAACCATTGCATCCCAGTCACCGTCTCGCATTGCTGCGCGGCGACGAGGGTCTGGGATAGAGTCAAGAACAGCGTGATAACCTTCGTTAACGTGAGGGTTATCTGTTACCTTTGCTTGAATAAAGGCTACGGAACGACTTCTTTTACTGTCACCAACCTGTTCCGTGTGGCGAACTTGTCCACGTCTGGTTGGGTTGATAAAACGGTCTTTTAAGTATTTGTGGCCTACACCACCAGGGTTGGTGGCTAGGCGCAAACCTATAACTGGTACCAATCTGCTACCTGAACGAAGACGCTCTTCAATATGTTGAATAACAGCAGGAAGCATTTGTGAGGCTTCGTCAATATAGAAAGCCTGATACTCACCACCAAGAATACGGGATGCGTCAACAAGGTTTTCTGCGTATGTAAAGTTGATAACGGAACCGTTAGAAAATTTGAGAATTTTATTAGTGGTATTCCACTTTGCACCAAGTGCTTTTGCATAATCCCATTTAGCAAGTTGTGCTAAAAAAGATTCTTCAAGTTCTGGATAAGAACGTCGGAAACAACCGATACGCATTCCAGGAAAATTAGCAGCGTTCCAGAGCGCGTCCATTAAAAACGCAGCGGTCTTTCCACCACCAGCAGCACCACCATAAAGGATTGCATCAACTTTTTCTGCTGATGTTGCGTGAAATACTTCTTGACGTTCGGTTGGAGTATATCCAAGAAGTCCAAAAACATCAACTGAAGGCGCTACAACTGAATCAGAAATAAACTGACCAAATTTAGCCATTATCTAATCCAAGTAACCAAAGACCACGCAAATCCCATTATGCAACTAAACAAAAGGCAAAGCGCAATTGTTGTTTGCAAGACGGTGCGTGCTTCAAGAAATTTAATTTCTACTGCTTCGCGTTGAAGAGCAAGGTCGTTGCTTTTTTCCATAAGCGCAACAGTTTTTTCGTACTGTTCATCACCAAGGATTTTACGTGCTTCAAGTTCGCCTTCACCTATAAGGGTGCCAAGGCTCTCAAAGATTTCCTCAATGTTATCGTCTTCGTTTTTCATTTAAAACCTTAAGTGCTCTACATCTTCGTCGGACATTAAACGTCTTATAAACTCATCATGTGCCTCCCATTGGAGGTCTACTGGTAGTTTACGCAAGATTGCAACTTGCCAATTTTCAAAACCTAAATGATACAATTCTGCATCTGTAGGTACGCAATTACACACTTCATCAAGCGTACAATGATGGCGCACTATATCCATAAGATTACTATACTATTCTAATATGTCAAGCATTTGGCGGGTATCGCCGTGCCGGTGGTTGGTCAGAGACAAGCGTCTTGCCCTCGGAAGACAAAAGTTCTCTTTTGTACGCCTTCCAGCGAAACCGGTCTGGCGCCCCCTGCTCTACCCATTCGGTGTAACAAGGAACACACATTGCAGTTTTTACCGCTGGCAAAATCATACAAATTTCACAAGGTTCTGAAGAGGGACGCTTTCGCGCTTTTTCTACGCCTTCTTTAAGAAAGTTAATGCTTTGATGAATTTGTCTTAGATTTTCTTCAGACTCTATAATTTTACGTTCAATTCTTTTAACTTCTTCACGAACAGGGTCTTTGGGTTTTTTGCCTTCCATGCTGGCAATAACTGCACGCTCTACAGAAGATGATTCGGGTTTTCCTGTACTTTTTGCAATGGCTAGGCCAGAACTTCCACCGGAAATGCTATCAACCGGAATTGAATCCCTGCGTACTAACTCTTCAAGGTCTGAAAGGCTTAATTTATTGGTAAGTTTATTAATGTTCTCAAGACTATCCACCATACGCTTTAGTCGTTGTTGGGAGCGCCGATTTAACTTTTTCACAACAAGTTCCTCCAAGAACACAGAAAGGCGCCGGTGAGGCGCCCACATGCATTCTATTTAAGCACAAAATTATTCTATAGTCAAGGATTTACCATATGTTTGTAGAAGGATTACAAATTGTTCAAGCGACATTGTTACGTACGATTGTGCAATTCCTTTTCGGATACGTTTGTGAATAACAGCCCATAATTTATTTGCTTTTTTTCCAGACGTTTCTGCTTGAGTACACCATTCTGAAAGCGCCATTGCTTTATGATTTTTTGCCTCAAGAACAATTGGCATGTTGCGAATGTCGCCAAGGGCCATGTCAAGACTTCCCCATCGTTCTGCTTCTGGAAATCCATTTTCTTTCAAGAAGTTAACAATGGCTGTTTCAAAACTCGTACCTTTTTGACGAGCCTTAGACATCTGAAGAATCAATCTTTCCAGAATTAGTTTCAAAGAAATTATCTACGGTATCTGTTGACCAATAAAAACCACAGACAAAACATTTTTGATGAAGGTGCTCATCATCCCGACCACAAAGACATTTTGAATTGACGGGCAATTTTACAAAAGTTGTTGAAATGGTTGCTCTAATTGTTCGCTTTGTGTCAATCCAACGTTTGCTTTGTGAATCGTATGTTTGTTCTAAGGAAACAGAAATGCTTGAATCTTCGCAAACCGTTCCGCACTTTGGACATTCTGCAATTATTGGTGTGGGGCGAGGGACTCTGTACATAGAATCCTGTGGGATAATGCGTGGCATTACTTCAATTCCTCAATAAATTCTTTAACGCCGTACCACAAAACGTAGAAAGGCCAAACAATTGAATCTTTAATCATCATAGGAATAAACTTTTTAATTTCAATTTCAATATCTTGTTCTCTCCATTGTTTGCGTTCACGATTTGTAATTTCGTAATAGCGAACAAACAAAGCAATTCCAATTGCAACGTAGGCAATAAATAGATAATTAATCCACATCATTTGTTTTCTCCTTTTGTGGTGTAAAAATAGAAGCAACAGTTACAACGCCATCAAGGGCATAGTTAGTATCATTAACGGTGGCAAACTTATTTCCCTCAAGACCAAGAATTACTTCTGGAAATTTATCCAATTCTTTCATTGAGTTATCAAGTTCAATAATTGCGTAGATACGCTCACCTTTGGGGCGCAAAAAGGCCCTTCCAACTTGTCGCGCTAAATCAAAATCTATGTAGAGCGGGACAACGTCGGGAATATCTACATTTCTGTAGGTAAGTTCTTTGCTGTTTGAATGTGCAAGGGCAATGTAACGGTTATTTTTTTTCATATGCGCAACTGTATCACATCGCGCAGAAACCGTCAATTATTAGAGATTCTACTTAACTCTTTTTGCAAAGAATTGACTTCTGACCAGGCACGATTTAAACGGTCAGTAAGCCAAGAAACATCTAAGGATATTTGGTCCAACATGTCTTCAATCAATGGATTGATTCCTTCTAATCCAAAAAGAATTTGAGAACAAGCCTCTATGCGTTGAATGCGTTGTAGTTCAAGGTCGTTGACCATCATGGGTCCAGTTCCCGTTCCTCAGAGTAATTTCATGTTGACAGATATTACAAAAATTGCGTCCCGCGCCTTCGCGGAGCATAGGTGTAGCCTCGTGTGATGTGGTCTCAACTTCTGTGAACTGATTCATGCTCAAATTTTACATCACAAATAAAAAATTGCAACGATTTAATTTTTAAAAATGCATATGCTCTCATCAGGATGTTTAAATATAACTCCTGGTCATGGGGTCCTCACTGGTGAGGAGGGGTATATTAATATTAATATAAATATATATATAAGCGCAAAATTCTGCTTTTACAAATTCTTGACGCGCAGTTACACATGTGATACACTTGCTTCGCTCACAAAAGTGAGCAGATACGAGGGAATAAAAATGTCAGCAACCGCTACATCAGTATACGCCGTTCTTGCAACTTGGGTTGGAACTTCTGGCGCTGGTATTACCGCTTTTATTAAGAAAGCAAAAGCAGACGAAGCAAAATTCAATGTTTACATGAGTCACCTTGAGAGTGAAGTAAATCTTGTTTTAGATGAACTTGAAACTGTTCAAAAGTTGATTGCTCCTGCACCCAAGCCTGCTCCAACGCCTGCACCTGTTACAGCAACAAAGAAGTCTGCAGCGCCAAAGAAATCTGCGGCACCCAAAAAGCGCCTGCGTTAATTTACGTAGTGGTCAGTAGCACAATGGCAGTGCATCTCACTGTTAATGAGAGGGTTGTAGGTTCGAGTCCTACCTGACCAGCGGTATCGATGGGTAGCGAAGTGGCCAAACGCGGCTGGCTGTAAACCAGTTCTTAATTGTTCGGGGGTTCAAATCCCTCTCCATCGACCAGATGTGTTATACTAATAAAAAAATAAAAGGAATGGTATGAAAAAGAAAATTGAGTTAGACCCAACGGTTGAATTTGACGTAGTGCTTATGGAACTAAAAGCCATGCATGATAACAAATCTAAGGACTATGGTTCACCAGAAGATAGTTGGGCTAACGTTCTTGCTTCTACCGAATTTGGAACTCCTGGTTGGGTCGGTGCGCTTATTCGTATGAACGACAAACTTCACCGAATTAAAAACCACGTTCGCTACGGAACTAAAATGACTAACGAATCTGTTGAAGACAGTCTTGTTGATATGCCAGTTTACAACATTGGCGCTATTATTTGCTATCGCCGTGACACCTATGGTCCTGACTGGTATAAAAAATGACCGAAACACCCGAAAGCATAAGGATAGTAAAAAACGTTCTTTCTGACGATGAGTGTGATTATTTTACACAAAAACTAATTAAAAAATTTAAAGAAGGAACGCTTCAACCATTTTTTGACATACCGTATTTGCTAGTTATTGAAGAACTTGAAGAAGAAGACCAATTTTTTATGGATAAATGCCATAAAATTTTTTCAGAGCAAGTTATGGAAGTTTACAAAGAAGGGCCTTATGTTCGTATGGACGGTAGCCTTACTATTTGGCAACCAGGTCAAGCAGGTTCTCCACACGTTGACAATGCAGACCCAGATATAAAATCGCATCGCTCAAAGTATTCAGCAATTTTTTATCTCAATGATGATTACGAGGGCGGGGAAATAAAATTTCCTAACCTAAGGTTTACTTATAAGCCAGTAAAGGGGAGTATGATTTGGTTCCCTAATGACCCAATTGAAAATGAAGAAAACTGGAATGATTGGTTTCATCACAAACATCTTCACACCATTAAAGAGGTTTTGGGAAATTATCGTTGCACTCTACCAATGTGGATAGGTTAAAATGACTATTGCACCACGTCGTTATCCGCGCAAAATGAAAAAGACGTTTGTTCCATTTCCCTTTGAAATAACCAATGGTCAATGGAGTGATTTATGTGCCGCGGCAAAGGCAAGAGGCATGCGTCCTCAACAATTTATTGTACAAGCCATATATGACATGGTGGAAAGAATGGAAAATGAACATAGTAATTAATTGGATTGCACACATTGCTTTAATTGGCGCTATAGCGTTTTTCTTGTTTGTTTTATTCGGTATCTTTGGGGCGTGGAAATAATGGGTGCTCAAACTAATTTGTTGTGCGTGTGGATTGTAATCATTTACCTATTGTGGAAGACTTGGTAATTAATGTTCTATATTACTTTTGGATTGACTTGGGCTATCGGTGTTGTTACAGGAGCATTGTTTATGCTTATTTGGGACATGTTGGTTAACTGATGTGGTCATTTATTCTTGAAGGCGTTGGTCTTACTGGTGCCTATTTCATTGGTATGAAATACTGGTGGGCGTGGTTAATTTTGTTTACAAACGCTTTCCTATGGGTAATTTACGGTTTAATTCAAAAGCAATACGGATTTGTTGTTGCAAGTGTTTTCTATGCACCAATCTACATGAAGAACACAATTCAGTGGAAGCGTAAAAAGAAGGCAATTCCACTTCAGATTCACGAAGGTCCTTAATGAGCGAAGAACTTGATAACGCTGATATTATTGTTTCTTTTTGGGCTATTGATGATACGTTAAATCGTATCAAAACAGTTCTTGATGAAATAGCAAATATGTGTAACCCTGACAAGGAGTAATATGGACCGCGGAACCTGTAAAATATGCCTCAACCCCATCTTCTACCTTGAAGAAGGCAAATGGTCACACATGTCGTATTTAGGTGATACACTGGGTCACGAACCAACCCCGATGAAAGAAGGCGTACTATAATGTTTATCAGCAAGAAGAAGTTAAGTCAGGAAATTGACGAGTTAGAAGAACAATTGTTTCTCAACTACAAGAAGTTAAACCTTACTATTATTGACGCCAGCCGCCAACACCATGTTTTTGGGGCGCTCCGCGGCAGACTTGGTCTTAATCACGGCGAGTAGGTTTTTTAAGGAAACCTTTTATTGACCCATACGTCAATATTTTGTATTCTTAATTTTTTTAAGGGGGGGCTTGATATGATTTTTACTATCATATTTTTTTTAACTTCCACACCAATTCTAAGTACCAACATCCATTGGTACGAAAAAATTTTTTCTAAAAAATCACTTATTCGTTAATTATATACATACAGGCGACAAGCGCCAAAAATGCTACGAATACTATTAGTTGTCTTATAAACATATAGGCTAAGAGTTGTTGTGAGTAGATGAAGCATGGAGCAATCGTCCATTGGCGAGTTTGATGACAGAGTCCCCCGCGGTTATATTTATCTTGAATAAGCCAAAGGTCTGAATAGAGATACCCATGAACAGCCTACCCGCGCTAGTATAACGATAGGTAACATTAAAAGGATTAACCTCACCAATAAATGCTTGAAACTTCTCTACATCAAAATCACTAGTAATAGGATATACCGAAGCATTTTTAATATTGCTATTTGCTTCTTGTTTACGTTTCTTACAGTTGCAATTACCCTTGCACTCTTCAACTAATTCTACCCCACCAAGGTCATCAGTGTCGAAGTACCAATTGAGTGCTTCACGTATCTCAGTAAGGTTGATAAAGTCGTCCCATAGGGTGCTAGTTTGCGATTCTAAGGCTTCTTTATCTAAGATAGCGGCGTAGCCTGCCCCCGCATAAAATTTCTCTACTTCGTCTTGTGTAGGGATGGTGGGTTCTAGTTCAAACTTGTGTTTAAAAGTTTCTGCGTCATAGACAATTGGCTTGCCATTTGAGTTAATGACGTAGTCATTTTTTTTTACAAAGAAGGAACGGTAGTAACCCGTATCTCCATAAAGTCCTAATTCTAGAGTTCCTCGTTCTGACTCAGTAGGACGTATGCGGACTTCCCCGCTTGCATTATTTGTGTTTGTAAAGATTGCTTGCACTTCAGACGCGTTAGTCCCATCCCAGTATGCAAAAGGGTAGTGCTCGTGGCTAATCTTACTTATACAAATGTTCATATTAGAACAATAGTACACTAAAATCCCTGGTTGTCAAGTGTTTCTGGTTATATCTTGAACAAATGTTCGGTATATAGGGGTGTTAATATCTGAACAAATGTTCTGTATTGGGAAAAGTGAATTACACGCGCGTTGGTACCGCCGAATTTCTTACTGCTCTGTGTGGCGTATCGCTGGCGACCTTGTTGAGGTAACACCCCCAAAAGCCTTATGGCACTTGGGCTTTCGTCAAAATGTAATTCTGTATAAGTAATGGTGCTAAGGTATTGGTACGGCAAAAGGCCGTAGAAGTATCTCAAACAAAGGAATGTAACAATGAATAAGTACCCTAACCGCAACAAGGCAATAGCATCAGAAATTAACCGCTACGCCGTAGAAGACTTTGCTACGGCCGTAACACTTATGGAGCGCACCAATTCAATACCAAAGGCTTGTACTGGCTACTGGTTGAACCTCAACAAGGTTGATTACCAAAGGTCGGGCAACGCCGTCAAGGTAACTGGTCGCCGTATGGTGAATGGTGAACTAGGTGTTCTAACTGGTTCGCTCCAATGCACTCAGGGCGGGACTACTGGTGAATTAGACGTAGTTACGTTCTTCATCACCGTAGAAGTGGCGGGCGTGGTCTACCACCTACCCACCGTCAATGTTGAGACCGTAATAGTCGAAACTAACGGCATGGAGCGTATTATGCGTGGCGTAGTCGGACACCTAAAAGACCTGACACCATTAGCGATTAGTGATGTTATGAATGAGCGACTAGGGCGGGCATTAACCGCTCCGCTAGGTGTACCAGTTCGAGACCAGAATGCTCACCGATACAGTCGCGACCAATGGCAACACCCGCTATTCAATGACGGCACTACTGAATGGAAGAATGCCCTACGCCACATAGGGTCGATAGGTAAGGTCTCTCGACCAATGCCCAAGAAGGTAGGGCGCAAGTAAGCGAACAAGCGTTCGTCGAACAAGTGTTCGCCTCGAAGGACTGGGGCGAACACTTGTTCGTATTTTCAGCCCGAAAGTTATCCACAGGTTATCCACAGGTTATCCACAGCCTGTTGAAAACTTGTGGATAACTTTTTTTTGTTTCTTTTATCGCGCATAGATTCCGCCCCCTACCGGTTTTTAGGAAGTTTCTCTGTGAGCATTTTTTATCGCGCAAGATTGGTTGGGCTCGCTCAGTTTTTAGGAAGTTTCTCTGTGAGAAAAAGGTATCGCGCAATTGATTCCACTTGTGCTCAGTTTTTAGGAAATTGTGTGGTAGAGTTTTTGTATCAGGGAAAAGCCCTGAAGAACTAAGGAGTTCACATGTACCGTTTCCACTTTGTAGATGTAGTGACCGGAGAAGGCATTGCTATTCGTGGCACTGACCTCTATAACCACTTGCCAAGCACTGAAGATTACTGCACCTGCTTGGCTCATGAATACTGGCTCAAGCACGGCGTTAAGTTCGTCAGTGACTACGCCGTAGATGAAATGATTGAGACTGGCGAAATCGTTGCCTTTGATGGAGAGGACTACTAATGAAAAGGGTAGACGTAACAGAGAGCGAGTGGGAGTTGATTCAGGCTATGGGCACTCGTAAGAGTGACTACTGCTCGGAGTGCTGGAGGAACTCGCTGTCATGCGACTGCGAGGAATGGGTTTCCTGTGCAGATGTAAAGTTCGTGGTGATGGAGAATGACTCTACAAATTGACCCGACCCCAAATCGGGGTTAATCGCGCGTA